TGCCAGAAATTCAACTCAACGGAAAAACAATAGCAACACAGACTGGCACAAACGAACCTGTTCTCAAAAACAATGTGGTCATGGAGAGTGGGTTTAGTATTCCGAGTGGTGTGACGTTTCCTGCTGGACATGTAATTCAAGTGGTTTCTGCTACAAATACAACGCAATATATTGCATCAAATTCCTATGCAAACCAAGAATGGAATAGCACTGGAACTAATGCAACAATAACACCAAAATACACTTCAAGTCAAATCTTTATTTTAGTAAGACAAAGTTATTTTTGGCAAATGACTGGTGCACAAGGCGTGGGTTTTAGAATTTATCGTGATACTACACAAATTACAAGTGAAAATGGATTTTCAACTGAATATCAAGATGTTGGTGCAACGGGCCAAAGTCGAAAACATGGATATACGACTTTGATGGTTATGGATTCACCAAACACTACATCTCCGGTGAACTATAATGTATATGGTTCTTGGTGGACATCGGTTCCTGAAGGTAGTGAAGTTTTATGGCAATATGGTGGTTGGCAATCTGAATCAAGAATACTATTAATGGAGTTTTCGATATGATTGATAAATTTCAGGCAATAGTGAAACTTGTGCCAAAAGCTAAATTTATGATGATTGGTGATGAAATTATCTGGCAAGACCAAAGGCAACAACCAACAGAAGAAGAAATCCAAGCAAAGATTGCTGAACTTAAAGCAGCCGAACCAATGAGACTTCTCCGAATTCAACGCAACCAACTTCTTCAAGAAACAGATTGGACACAAAATCGTGATGTCACTCTTGCAAATGATGCAGAGTGGGCAGCATACAGACAAGCATTGAGAGACTTGCCGAACACCGCAACACCAGAATTAGATGAATATGGTAACTTGACAAATGTTACTTGGCCGGAGAAACCAGAATAATGGCAACACTTAAACTGAATAACACAACTGTTTTCACAGAAACAAATGGAGTAGCAAGCATACCAAGTGGGGTTACAATTGGGAATGGTGTAAAGTTTCCTGCTGGGCATGTTTTGCAGATAATTAACACATGGAATAGCACTGAAACATATACAACTTCTTCAAGTTATGTGCAAACTAACTCATCTGCATCAATAACACCATCAAGTTCTTCAAGCAAAATTCTTATTATTGCTGCAAACACTTTGTTTTGGCCACAAAATGGCGGAACTGGTGCGGTGGCAACTATTTATCGTGACAACACAAACATTGCACCAAATGATTTTGTCATAAGAAATTATGCAACGGCTGGTGGTGCTTCTGTGCAAATGCCTGGAACAATTGTGTTGCTTGATTCTCCAGCATCCACATCATCGCTTACCTATACAGTAAGAATTAAAATGGTTTGGGGTTCTGGTACAATTCAGTGGGGATCTGATAGTAATGAAGGTGAACATATGTTACTAATGGAGATTGCAGGATGATTACTAAAGCAGACGCTCTACTATCCCTACACCCCGGTGCTGAATGGGTATTACGTGGTGATAACCTAGAGTGGTTAGATACCAAGCAAACTCAACCTACCGAAGAAGAAATCCAAGCAAAAATTGCCGAACTAGAAGTAGCCGAACCACTACGATTGCTACGTATTGAAAGAGACCGCAAACTCACAGAAGTAGATTGGTGGACAAGCCGTGCATTGGATGGAACACCATTGACAACAGAACAAACAGCATATCGTCAAGCACTGAGAGACTTGCCAGAAAATTCTGCAAATGTTGCAATAGATGAAAATGGTACGCTAATCAACGTAGAATGGCCAGTTAAACCGGAGTAAACATGGGAAACTTATCAATCATCAAAGGTTTTGACAGTGAAGGAATGCGTCCAAGCAATGAGATTGTTGTGGACAAAGATGTAGTTGCAGAGACAGGTTATTCACAATTAATGATTGGACCTGTGACTGTTCCTAATCTCACTGTAAATGGCAATCTAAATGTAGTATCAGAAATAAATATAACTGGAGATATAGAAATTGGTGCTAACGGACAACTCAACATCATTGGATAACGAATGGGTAATTTAACACTCAATGGGCAGACAGTATTAACACAAGTGGGTACGAATAGACCAGAGTTTGGTGCTGGGGTTCCTATTGGTGGTGTAGTTAATATCACTCAATACAGAAGACCTGGTAAAATTGGTACAGCACTAAGTTCAATCGAAACCTTTTCTAATGACACAAGAACTATATTAAGTGTTACTGTTACGGCAAAGTTAGATAATAGCAATTTTTTTATAATGACAAATTTGGATGCATATAATGGTGATAGTACCATGAGAGCAGATTGTTATCTTAGAAGAACTATTTCTTCTACCACCGTTAATATTGATGAACATAAATATGCATTTTATAAGAATTCACCAGAAAGAGAATTTCAACAGCACAGTTTTATGGTATTAGATAGTCCTAATGTTGCAAAAGAAACTAACATAATATATTTTTTGGATGTACAAGAAACAGGCGGTGCTAGTACAGCCTTTGGATATGGTGATGGTGGTGGTGGTTCTAGCAATTCTATAACCGTATGGGAGATAGCAGCATAATGGCAACACTCAAACTCAACAGTTACGAACTATTTACTCAGAGTGAAAACAATAAGCCAGAGTTTGGTACTGGGGTTCCGAGCGGTACAGTGTTACAAGTGCGTACAGATTTAAAAACAATTGGTAATACCGGAGATGATGCCGATATTCAATCTACTCCAATTACCGCAACTACTTTTGCCACTGGTTATACAACAAATAGTTTAAGTATCACACCTTATTTTTCAACATCTAAAATATTGCTAATGTTTAATGGAATGATTGAACATAGCAATGCTACAAATCAAGGTTTTGAAGTATACTTTGCAAAAGATAGTATTCAATTACTAACAAGTGGTGGAAATAAAAATGCTAATATGTTTGTGTACACAGGTGGCACAGGTACACAACAATATCAACCGGTATCTACATCTTACGATTTTATAGCAGGACAAACAAGTTCAATGATATTATCTGTTGTAATAACCAAGTATAGTGGTACAGGTACAGTAAATTTACAACATGATGGAACTCATCACTTAATTGTCATGGAGATAACAGCGTAATGGCAACACTCAGTTTAGGCAATCAAACAATATTTACTCAGAGTGGAAATGATGCACCGGTGATGAATAATGGTATTCTAAATTTCAACACAACAAACCATTCATTTACGGTAAAAGGTGTTGATGCTCCTATAGTTGGTGCAAATTATTCTACTAGCGATAATGCTAACTCAGGGCAACTAGCAATCTATAATGGTGCAACTAAGTTGTGGGGAATTACGGAAGGTGGTTATGTGCAGAATCCTAATAGGCCAGCATTTTATGCAAGAAATACAACGGCTGCTAGTGCCTTTGCTGCAGCTAGCGTTATGACCTGGAATGAAATACATTTTAATATTGGTAATCATTTTTCCAACGGTACTACTTTTACTGCTCCTGTGGATGGATTATACTTTTTTTCTTCACAGATATTATCTAATCCTAATAGTAGAGTGTTTCATAGACTAAGAAAAAATGGCGAGGGTATTCTGGGGACACATACTGAAAGTTATTCCGGCACAGATTATCAAACAGTTACAATTTCGATTGTTTATCAATTAAACGCTGGAGATTATGTAGATTCATATTGTCATAGTACTGCCGCCTATGGTGGTAACTATGCAAATTTTAATGGATGTTTAATAGGATAAAAAAACTATGGCAACATTCAGTTTAGACAATCAAACAATATTTACTCAAATTAGTTTTATGTTTTTTTAGGTAAAATACATAATGGCAAACATCATTCTCAACGGAAAAACAGTAGTAACGCAGACAGGTAACGATGAGCCGTTGATAGGCGGAAATGTTGTGTTTCCTGCTGGGCATATTGTACAAGTTAAGCAACAATTAATAGAAGATAGAACTACTACAGCACAAACGGGAGATTGGCAACCCACAGGTCATGAAATTCAAATTACAACAACAGTAAATAATTCTAAAATATTTTTTATGGGTAATTTTTGGGGGTATGGTGGTGAAGGCCTGTATACTTTATATAGAAACAACACTACTAATTTAAGTAATTATAATAGAGGCTTTATTAATATTGGTGGTAATGTTGTACAAACAATATCACTTATGTTTTTAGACCAACCGAATGTTTCTTCACAAACAACATTAACATACACAGTTTATATAAAAGCAAGAGGAGCAACTACGGTGTATATTGGATTGGATGTAGACGCAACAGATAAAATGAGTGATCAACTAACATTAATGGAAATCGTATGATAGGAATTTTTGAAGCAATTTATGCCATAGACCCTACATATTCTTTTACACAAAAAGGTAAAAAAACATTGTGGTATGATGAACGACCTAAACCATCCGAAGAACAAATCCAAGCAAAAATTGCCGAACTAGAAGCAGCCGAACCACTACGATTGCTACGTATTGAAAGAGACCGCTTACTGCAACAAACAGATTGGGAAATTCAGCGCAACACTGAACGCAACATTGATAGCACAGAATTAATTACATACAGAAATGCACTCCGAGATCTACCACAGGACATCTCTGCAAATAATGTGCCATCACCTACACTTTCCGAAACAGGAACTTTAATTTTTGATAATTGGCCAGAAAGATAAATATATGCAAGAAGATTATAAAGAAATAGCAATTAAAAATGATGAAAAATTTGAATTATTGAATATTGAAGAAAAAATTACTGCATTGACAGACGCCGTTCCTGAATTAAATCATGCTAAAAAAATATTTGGGAGAACAAATTCCCAATACACTGCACAGTTAATGACATTGACCATGCTTGGTGATGGTCCATATCATTATATGAAACAATGTGCAGCACAACTTGATGCCAAAAAAAGTGCATTGCAATCTGCATATTATAGAATGAAGAGGAATAAAATAAAATTAAAAAAACTAGAGAATGAAACAGATGAAGAATCATTATTGAAAATTGAACGAATACGTTTGGGTATGATTGAATCACAGACAGCTATTGAACATACAATGCGTGAAATCACAATGTATCAACAAGCATACAATGAAATAGCTGAAACATATGGAATTGATGATAGTTGGGATGAAGCAGATTTTTTGAAATTGGAAGAAGAGAATCATATCAGAATGGCTTTTAGATTAGCAATTCGCAGATTGATGGAACAAGGGAGTATAGATAGAGCAACTTCTGAATACTTTGAATCAAATGGAATTCATCCAATGTCGGGAGAAAGACTTGCGAGAAAATATCATCAAGAAGTTACTGAAATTTTAGATTCTGGCAAAGCACCTGCTGTTGACCATTTTTATAATTTTCTTGATAGAATGGTTGAATTGTTTAGGGGTTCACATAAAAAGACTATGAACAGAATAGGAATTAAAAATATAATAAAAGAAAAAGCTACTTTGCTTACTCATGACCATCCAGATTTGGAACTTTATTTAGAACATCATGGCTATAAAAACACAGAAAATAAATTATTAGAAAGTAATAAACAAAATCTTTTAGAGGAATAATGATTTACGAATACATGTTAAACATAGATGTTTTAGGACATAAAAGCGTTCCTGGCTGGGTCGAAAAACGTCTAACCTTATTTTATAATGATGCCAATAAAACACATGTAGGTTGGAGTCCAAATGAAGGAGAAAGAGACTATTATATTCCAGATTCTGTAGTTGTATTAAGTAAACAGGATTTAGTAAACCGTGCGCTTTCTCTACATGCTATCACTCCTATTAAACAGAGAGATTATACAAAGGAAGAAAAAAAAGAATTAAGAGATGGTCTAACTAATGAACCAAAAAAATCAGAAAAAAGAAAAGCGGTTCAACTTAAAATAAAAACTGGCATTCCGCATACAGAGCAAACATTACTAGCTTTTGTTGAATCTTTATATGATGAATTAGAATCATAATTTTTCAAGGAAAAAAAATGTCAAAAGTTCAAAACTTAGCAAGATTTACAGATAGTATAGAAATTAATAATGGTGATGTTGAATTAGATTTAGGAACTACTGGTAAGATAACAAATTTTAGAGCAACGGGTTCAGATAAAGCAGTCATCACAATTGAAAATAAAGATGGTAAGTTTGTTATAAACTCTCCTGCAGAATATCTATCTACATTCAAAAATAAATATTATTTGGCTAGAGGTATATTTGCTGGCGGTGGTATGAATTGGTCTGGTTATACCGAATCTAAAGATATGTATTCAATTTCTCAATACATTACAATTGATACCCCATCAAATGCAGTTAAGTTTGGTGATTTGTATCTTATTCCAGATACACCAGAAAGACTCGCTAGTAGTTACGTGAATACAGGACAATGGACAAATATGGGAGGAACTACTGATTTTAGCAGAGCCGTTTTTGCCGGAGGAGAGTATGCATATAATTATTCAAACCCTACTGGTGTTATTAATAATACTAACTATAGTAATAGCCTAGAGTTTTCCAACCTGATGCAATACATAACAATAAGCACACCGGGTACTGCACAGGCTTTTGGTAATTTAGTTGGTAATGGGGCCAGGCCTTTTAATGGAGAAATTACAGATAGCTCTAGAGGAATATTTAACCGTGGCAGGATAAACGTTGCTGGCTCTTTATTTGGATATTTAGATTATATTTCAATAGGAACACTAGGAAATGCAGTAAATTTTGGAAACACGTTATATGAAAATCGAGCCGGTACTGTAACGGATATGTCTCTTGGTGTAATGTCAGGAGGTAACGGCGGTTATTTCCGTGAGCCATATTCTGGCTATGACAACAATACTATTGAATATATCACAATATCAACTCCAGGTAATGGTGTAAATTTTGGAAATTTGGTAAATGTCATTGGTGGTAATTCAGGAACTTCTAATTTTTCAAGAGGAATTTTTGCGGGAGGAGCGGCTTCGGGGAATGGTAATCCAACCAATAACGGTACCAATGGTTATAGTACAACGTACATGGAATATATTACAATAGGAACACCAGGAAATGCAGCATCTTTCGGTAATATGTCAGTAGGTCGAGGTTCTGGTCTTTCTTCAACATCAAGTGGTACTGGCAATAGAGCCGTTCTTGCAGGTGGATATAATGGCACTTATAATGGAAGAAATACAATGGAATATACCACTATAGATACTCAAAGTACAGCACAAGTATTTGGGAATCTAGTTAATACAGAGCCCTGGCTAGCATATCACATTCAACAAGGTATAGATGTGCCAGGCCCTGGAGTGCTTTCAGCCGCCGCACATGGATAATTAATATACATTATTATGAAAAAAATATATTATTTTCTTAGTGGATTGCCAAGAACAGGAACAACATTATTGGGTGCTATTTTAAATCAAAACCCACAAGTATTTGTGGGTCCGATTTCCCCTTTAGTTGATTTAATACAAACAAATCTTCAGCAATTTAAAACCAATACATCTTATCTAGCTAATAAAAAAATAAATTTTGAAAATGAATTATTAACAAACTTGCCACATGCTTGGTATGCTGATGTTGATAAAAAAATAATTATAGATAAAAATAGAGGTTGGGCAAGACATATTGATTACATAAAAAAATACATAACATCTGATGTTAAGATTATATGTACAGTAAGACCTGTGCTTGAAATACTGGCATCATTTATTAAAATTATACATCAAACTCCGAATAAAAAATCTTTTGTAGATATAGAATTATATTTAAACAAAATACCTATAACAGATGATAATAGATGTGATTATTTGATGAGTAAGTTTGGTGTGGTTGAAAGATGTTTATATTCATTAGCACAACCATATATTAATGATAATGAAAATTTAATTCATATAGTAGATTATAATGACCTCGCTGAAAATCCAAAATTAATAATTAATAACATATATGATTTTTTAAATTTATCAAAATATGAACATGATTTTGATAACATCACACATGGATATAAAGAGGATGATGAGGTTTTTGGTATACCCGACCTACACACTGTTCGTAAGTCATTATCTAAAAATGAATATGATTATAAGGAATTTTTAAGTGATTATGTAATTGAAAAATATAATAACATTGAATTTTGGAATTAATATGGATAAGAAAAAAGATTTAAAAAAAAGATATTCTTATGCGAATGAATTAAAAGCAGAAGAATATTTAAAATATGATTCTCCTACAATAGATAGTTTATGGCCAACTCCCATTTGGAAATTTGAAATAAACGATCCTTTTTTATTAAACACATATAAACAATACATCATAGAAGAGTCTCAAAATAAAAAGTCTGTAGATATTTCTAATGTTGGAACGTGGCAATCAGAAGCTAACTATCAAACTGAAGATATTTTTGATTCTTTGACAAAAACTATGATGGGTTTTTGTAAGAATCACATAAATTCTAATTTTAATTATGAAATTAGTGCGCTATGGCTCACTGTGAGTCCAAAAGGAACAACTATACATGTACACCATAATGCATACAATACTCTTTCTGGAATATTTTTTGTAGACAAGGAATTGAATAAAGATGGTATTGGTTTTATTGACCCTAGAACAAGAGCTTCTATGGCAAATCCATACACACAAATAATAACAGATTCAACTAACAAAGGGTTTTTTCCTTCTTCTGGTTTTATTTTTCTATTTCCTGGTTGGCTTGAAACATACATGTTAACCAATACAAGTAATAGAGATAATATTTTAATTTCATTTAATATTAATTGTAATTAACATGGTTATTCTTGAAGATTTAAATACATTATTTGTACATCTACCAAAATGCGGTGGTACATTTATTGAGACAGCACTACATGCTCAGTATAAAGATAAGTCTCAAATTTTTGATACTGATAATCTCAGACATTATAGTCCAGCTATAGAATACAAAACAAAATACAAAATGATAGGAAACATCAGAAATCCATTTTCGTTTTATGTTTCTATTTGGAGTTATGCCATGAAGTGTTACAAACATTACATGAAATATGAAAAACGTGAAATATTTCTTCCAGCTATACAAGATATGATGAACAAAGATTCTTCAATCGCTAGAAGAGTTTTTGAAGACCCAAATAACATAGAAAATTTTAGAGAATGGTTTCAACTAATCAATACTGAAAAATTTGTTTATTTAAAAGACCCAATAAGATTTTCAGACGATATAAAATTGCCTGAAATAAAAGAATCTTATTTAGATAAAGGAATAGGATTGTCCACATGGAGATACATAAAAATGTATCAGCATTTCCAATTTGAATATTTAAATAAAATAAATGATGATTATTTATTAGACGATGTTATTAAAATAGAAAGTGTAGATGAAGATGTAAAAAAACTTTTTGGATTTGAAATTGATTATTCAGCAGTTAACTATAACAAATCAGACCATTTAGACTATAGATTATATTATGACCAATCAATGATTGATTATGTTTTAAAGACTGATGAATATATTTTCAAGAAATTTAATTATGATTTTGAATAATTCTTGTTAGATAAATAATATAATAAAATTATATAATAACTTATTCAATACCCCACATGCCATCAAGAAGTAACGCTAAACAAAAATCTGTGATCGTTGGTATCAACACCAAAACTTTTTCAGACGATGTTGAAATACCCGCTTCCTATTCTGCCATTCTCAGTGGTCCCGTGACCATTCCAAACATCAATGTGGAAGGTGCTTTGAACGTAGTTGGCAATCTTAGTGTAACTGCTAATCTTGTGATTGGTGAAAACGGCACTCTAAACCTAACAGGATGACATGCCTAATGCAAGTTTAACTATTGATGGAACTGAAGTAATTAAGAAAGAAAATGGAGTTGTATCATCAGGAGATTCACTTGGTTTCATTAATGGTGATTTTTCTATGTTTACAATTACTAGTTCTCCTAACACTTCAGGCGGAACTATGGAATTTGCTGAATACAGTAGTAATGATTTTTTTATGTTTCCAAAAGGAGGTTCTGTCCAATATAATTCTACAGACAAATATTTTTACTTCAATAAAACTGGTATTTATTTAATGCACTATGAATATCAATTTTCTAGAAGTTCTGCTGGAGATGATAGAGGTATACTTGTTATGGGTTTATATACTACTGATGGGACTATACCTACAGATATAACTCAAAACGACCCTAATACAAGCAATAGATTTTTATTTGATAGAATTAATTATATGTGGATTACCAGTACAACCTACACAAAGATGAGCAGTATGAAGTTTTTGCCTGTCTCAAATATCAACACACGAATTCTGTTTACCTGTTCTACAACAGCAACCAATTTTTCTGTATCAACTAACACAAATGAACCTAGAAGTTATATTCAATTTGTTAGAATAGGAAATGCTTAATGCCATTCATCGGAGCACCATCACCAAAAGATTACGATATTCTAGAAACGATTTCAGATCGTAAGACATACACGGGTGATGGGGTTAAACGTATTTTTGGTGTAAGTTATCACGACAATCATATCAGTGTTTTTCAAAATGGTTTGAAACTTGCAGAAGGCATTGACTATAACATTGCGTCTTCCGGTCAGTACATCACATTTGTAGTTGCACCTGAAAGTGGAGACTTAATTGATTTAATTGGAACTGTAGGTGTTACAAATCTTTCTCAATCCAGTTATCTAAGAGAAACATTTGTTGCAAGTGCTGGACAAAACAATGTTGTGTTAACTACAAGCACAGTAGATGCTTCTGTACGCATGAATGTATATGTAAACGGAATACGTCTCACAGAAACTGATTACACAATCAACTATACCACAAAAACAATCACCTTCATAAACAATCTTGCCGTAGATGACACCATTGCTGTTGATTTGTTTCAACCCGGATTTCGTATTCAGAGTTTGCAATTAACTGATTTAGGAATTTCTGATGGTGCAAACAATCAAGTTCTGACTACATATGGAAATGGTGTTTTCTATTTTGCTGATGC